GAATCCTAGCTTTTGTAACATATAACCTCATTATAATACTATTTTACAAATGATGGTAGACCTAACATAGGTCTGCCGTCAAATCTATTTTTATCAGCAAATGGGCCATTCACATGATTATAATGTAGAAATACTTGACCGCAAATGTTCCCGTCAAAAGGCTCTCGCCAATGTTCGAGTTCACAGCCACTATATACTAGCATATCTCCTACTTCAAGCAAGACTTTCGTGCCTTCTGGAGCGTTTGGTTTTACAATATTCTGTCTTTCATTAACAACATTATTAGCTCCTGTGCCATCTATAAATATAGGCCAAGGATCTCCCCCTAAATTAAGCGTACATGATATCTCACAACTAGGTCTATCTTTATGTCTATGTAAACAATCTCCTTTTTTATACGCCCTAGCATATGAATAAGTTGGTATCAAATCTAGTCCTGAATGTTGTTTCATTACAGGCAACATTTTAACTAATAGTGTATCCATTACAAAGTCACCATAACAAGAAAAGGTATTAGGTATCTGTTCATCGGTCCATGTTCCAAGGATCGGGGACTGTGAATGTAGATTATTTTCATACATAAATCTTGTTGCATCTCTCTTAAGTAATAAATAATTTAATGCAAAGTTAGCTAGCTCGTAAGATAAAGCGCTTTTAATTACTTGATATTTATTAGTTTGAAATGTCATACAAACATCGTCTTTTGTAAAAAGTTAAATGATACTGATATTCTTATATCATTAGAATCATTAGGATCAACACAATGTACTAACCAAGAAGGAAACATAATGCACCTTCCAGCAATAGGTTCATACTGATGCTCTCTCCATAATCTTGTAGGTGCTGTATCTGGATGATTGTATCTTTCTCTCATTTTAGGTCTACACATAGAAGCTGCTGCTCTTGGATCATCGATTTTTAAATGTCCCGAGTTCTTAGGAGCTTTAACATAATACACACCAGACCACAAAGAATTAGGGTGCATATGAGCTCTATTCATTCCACCTGGAGGATTTACATTAGCCCACATATTTCCTAAAAAAGGTTCTGAATCTAAATGTTCTTCATCATAAATTTTCTTTTGTGCTTCATGTAAAGCTTTTACTAGTCTAGCATATTCAGGTTTTGTGTGCATATCAGTTGTTGAATGCCAACCTTTAACATTTGTTCTAGTCACTCCTTTATCTTGATTCATCCAATTTAATATATCTTTTTCTAATTGAATATTTAAATTTTGATCCTTTATATCTAAAATATAAATAGGGGTTGGAAAATGTAATTCTCTAAACATTATTTAAACGGTGTCCCTCCAAACCACATCACTAAAGATTTTCTTATGCCACGTGTTACAGGTTTTACTCTATGTCTAATAAATGATGCAAAAAATACTGCGTGTCCTTGTTTAATTTTTGCAACTTTACCTTCAGCCATTAACTCTAGGTCTCCACCTTCAAATTCATTCTCAGGGGATAACAAACAAGTCATAGATATTTTTCTTATAGGTGGTTCGTGTTGCATGTTTACATCGTTATCTACATGCCATTCATAAAACCCACCTTCTGGATACTCTGTGTATTGTGCCATCTCTGTTATTTGCATTCCATCAAAACCAAAATGATTACCATTGGTAGTTTTCATAATACGTTCAATGTCTTTATACATCTCTGGCATTTTTTTAAACGGTATCCAACTAATATGTGAGGTTCTAGTTTTAGTATCTATCTTTCCACCTTTAATACCTTTATCACTTCCAACACTTGCATCATTTCTAGGTTCTTCTCTACCTGCTTCTATTACCATTTTACATTGTAATGGTGTTAATAGAGGTTGTGTTGTTTCAACTATAAAAGATCGCCAACGTGGTTCTGTTATCATATTAGTATCCGTATTCTACCCATCCTGTTATTATATATTTATCATTCGACAAAGGTGGGTTTCCTCTATGAACGTGTGTAAATTGTGAAGGCCAAACTAATAATGTATTCTTTTCAGGTTTGAATCTACACTTTTGATATAGAAATTCTGTTTCTCCACCTTCAGTTACATCATTAAGATAAACCATAAAAGCTAGTATTCTATTTCTTGCTTTCATCTCAGCATTTTCACAATGCCAAAAATGATAACCTTCACCTACTTTTGTTTTTTGTATCTTAACTTCTAATATATTATGTGTTGCTAATTTTTTTAAATATGAATATTTTTGAACATACAAAGGATACACATCTTTAAAAAACATATCTATAAAAGGTTTGTTATTGTAAGTCATAGGAAGATTAGTATCTCTTATTGTATCTATTGCATTATCTGATACCAACATCTCATCTACTTGTCTTGGATACACGGCACCTTGTTGCTCACACTTATTAAAATAATTTAAATAATCAGTTATTAACGCATCTGGCATAAAATTTTTAAATAAACCTATGTGATTATCTATGTAATATTCTTTCTCCATTATGCTGCACCTCTATTTTTTATTGGATCAAATTGCACATCACAGTTAGCAGCAAGAGTTCGTCTAGTCTCGTTAGTTCCATTAAAAGGATAAACACAGTGTCTCATATCATATGGAAAAATGTAAAAGTCTCTAAGGTCCATAGGTGGTTGATAATCTATCTTTGCAAACTGACCGTTGGCTGCACCTAATATCTGTAGCCTACCGTTCTGTTGTACGTGTTCTGCTGAATATTCTTTACCATATGTTGATGGTAATTTTAAAACCATTACACTAGATAAACCAGTAAACAACATACCTCTATGTACGTGAGCTGGATTATATTCATGTTGTTTCATTTCATTAACCCAAATAGAGTTAAGGTGTAAATCATAGTCTCTAATTTTATTAAACGCTAAATAATGTTTAAACATCTCCATAAAATAATTTGTTACATCTTTTGGCAACATATTATGGTTTTTCATCTTAGTTTGATCAGCCCCGTGATAAAATAAAGAATGTTCTTTTTCTATCTTACCCACCAGCTGTCCATTAGCAGGTGCTAAATTATGAAAGTTAGATTCATAAATATAGTTAATAGAGTTAAATATATCTAATGGAACCTGATACTTTAAAACCGATTGACCTAAAAATACAAAATCAAACTTTGGGTTTGTCATGTTGGGTAATTTGTTCTTTCTCTTTATAACTACTTTCTAATTCACCAGATTTTTTAATTCTCTGTAGTGATTGTAATTGACCCATTACATTAAATATTTCAGACTCACTAGAGTTCTGATTTAATGTCTTTGCTTTCTCGTGATACTGTAACCCATATGATTCTAGCTGATGTTGGTTAACATCTTTGTCATTGAATGACCCATCATTAAATTCACCTTTTAATTTAGACCACATCTTAATTTCTCTCATTCTATGTTTTGCAACTTTTTCCATTGATGCTTTACTAAATCTAGCTTCGTCTAAATCTATTTGATATTTAGTTTTTTTGTATTCGTCTTCTTCTTTATCTATTTTCTTTTCTAACCATGTAATCTTTGCTTCGTTTCTTCTGTAATCAAATGATAATGTCATTAGGTTGTCTAAGTATGATGATTGCTCTCTGACACACTGCCAATACTTTGATGCTTTAGTTGGGTATCTATTATCTTGTAGTACAGAAAATCTTGCTTCTGTTTCTGTTCGAAACATTTGTTTCTTGGTCCATGTATCACGAAGCTCGTCTACCATACCTTTAAATGATGATAGATCTTCCTGTGTTAATAAATTATTTAAATGTGGTTCTTCTTGTTGTATAACTTCTTTAACGTCTTTTTTCATAGCTTTATCCTTTATATTTAAGACTAATATATACTTTTTAAAATATATTACAAGTCTTATGAATCAGTAAATGTTCTTGTTTGAGCTGCACCTGCACCTGTAAACTCTTCTACGACAGCAGTATATGTACTAGTATAACCAGAAATACCTAAAGCTGCAGTATTTAATGTTCCTGCACACATAAGTCCTTGTCTCGCTGTAGATAAATCTCCAGTTTCTGTCCAGTTACTTCCATTCCAACTTTCTGTAGCTGCAGAATTAGGAGGGACAGAACCTCCATAAAATAAAGCTTCTGATGAAGATCCACTTGCTCCGCCATATCCTCTTGCAGTGTTTACATCATTAACTTCTGTCCAATTTGTTCCATTCCATTGTTCTACATTAGTAACAGCAGGACTTCCTCCAGAAATAGCTAAAGCAGCAGTATAAAGTACCCCTGCACCAGATAAATTTCTTCTACCAGTATTTAAATTATTAACTTCTGTCCATGAACTTCCATTCCAACTTTCAGTTTGATTAGCAGCTGGCACTGATGGTGAAGCTCCACCAAAAACAAGAGCTGCCGTATTGTCTGCTCCTGCACCACCAAAATATCTTCTTCCTGTGCTTATATCTGCATCTTCAGTCCAATTTGTTCCATTCCATAATTCATTAGTTTGTAAATTAGGACTTCCACCTACTGCTAAAGTAGAACTTGAAGTTCCGATCATTTGTGCCATTCCTACTTTACCTACATTTAAATTATTTACTTCTGTCCACGAACTTCCGTTCCATGTTTCTGTATTAGTTGTTGGAGAATTTGAAGGATCTTCTCCTCCTGCAATTAATGCAGCTGTTGTAGTTCCTGAAGAGGCTGATAACCATCTAGCTTGATTGACAGCAGTACCACTAGCCCAAACTCCTGCAGTCGTAGCTCCTTGACCTTTTAAAACATTAGAAGTTGTATTATACCAAACTTGTCCTTCAACAGGATTTGATGGATCGGTTGCTACCGCTTCAATTTGTGTTCCTCGTATTTCTTTGTATGTTGCCATAATTAATCCGTGTCTACCGTTTTAGTTGTAGTTGATGAGCCGCTCCATTCTTCTGTTGCCGCAGAAGGTCCTGATCCAGCAAAGGCTAAAGTAGCTGTCGTTGAACCTGATCCACCAAGACCTGATCTTGCTGTATTTAAATCCGCAACTTCTACCCAACTTACTCCATTCCAATCTTCTGTTGCACCAGTTGCTGATGGCGTAGCTCCTCCATAAGCTAGTGCTAATGTCGATGTTCCTGCACCACCTAAAGCTTGTCTTGCAGTGTTTAAATCGTTGACTTCTGTCCAATTAGTTCCGTTCCAAGACTCTGTGACTGCTGTTTGATTAGCAGGAGGAACTCGTCCACCATAAGCTAGTGCTGCTGTATTTGTTCCCGTACCTGTTAAACTATGTCTAGCAGTATTTAAATTATTAACTTCAGTCCAGTTAGTTCCATTCCAAGTTTCTGTTTCAGCCATAAAAGTTGTATTATAACCCCCAAAAGCTAAAGCCGCTGTATTATCAGCTCCACATCCTGCTAATAATCTTCTAGCAGAGCTTAAATCGTTGACTTCTGTCCAGTTAGTTCCGTTCCAAGTTTCTGTATTAGCTGTTACTGGTTCTCCACCAAAAGCTAAACCAGATGTAGAACTTCCTGCTCCTCCATTAGCTTGTCTACCTGTATTCATATCATTAACTTCTGTCCAATTAGTTCCATTATAAGATTCTGTAATTGTTAATGCTGGACCACCACCAAAACCTAAATTTGCACTTGTAGTTCCCGCACTTACACTTCCTATTTCAGATCTTGCTGTGTTCATAGAATTTACTGTTGACCAAGCTCCAACCGGTGCACCTGCACCTGTCCATGCTTCTACTACTGCTGTTACTGGGCCTCCTCCAGCAGCAAGTGCACTTGTATTGGCTGCACCAATTCCAGCCATATAACCTCTTCCAGTACTTAAATCAGATTGCTCTGACCAGTTAGTTCCATTCCATAATTCTGTTACACCCGAACTTGGTGGATTACTACCATAAACTAAACCTGCTGTAGAAGTTCCTGCTGAACCTCCATTGTATCGTCCAGTGTTTAAATCATTTACTTCTGTCCAGTTAGTTCCATTAAATAATTCGGTATTTGCTCTTACAGGTGGTTCTGAAGAACCGCCAGCACAAACAGCCGCTGTGTTATTTCCACATAACATAGGACCATTTCTAGCAACATTCATATCGTTAACTTCAGACCAGTTCGTTCCATTCCAAGATTCACATTGAGGAGCTACAGCAGTTCCTGTCCAACCTCCAACAGCGAAACTTGTAGGAGCAGTTCCTGTACCTGATCCCATTGCATGTCTTGCAGTATTCATATCGTTAACTTCAGTCCAGTTACTACCACCCCATAATTCTGTTAAAATTCCTATTCCCGGAGGAGAAGGATTTCCACCAAAAGCTAAAGCTGAAGTTTGAGTCCCTTGACCTCCCAAATAACTTCTTGCTGTCCCTAAATCGTTAACTTCTGTCCAACTTGTTCCATCATAAGATTCTGTAACCGCTGAATTAGGTGGAGTAGCACCACCAAAAGCTAAAGCAGCCGTATTATCTACACCAGCACCAGCGACCCCAGCTCTAGCTGTGTTTAAATTTGCACCAGTTCTCCATGAACCAACTGTAGTTACAGTAGGATATTGAAATTTTAAAACATTACTAGTCTCATTATACCACACCTCTCCCGTTATCGGATTATCGGGATT